TCGACTGTTTCGATATCGATAGCCCGGTCCGGGAAGTAAACCTTAAGAAAGGGGTACAGATTACCTACTCTACGGTACTGGAATCCGGCGCCCTGTATTTTATGGGCCACGTTAAAACGCGCGCCCCTCGCACAAATTCTGATTATTTAACCGCTCTTAACTTCCGGAGCGTACCGCGCTATACTCTCCCCATGGTTAAAAAATTAGTAAGCCGGGCCGAATTCGCCCGCCAGGCTGGCGTAAGCGCTGCAGCAGTGACGAAGGCCTGTAATAACACTCTTAAAGACGCCGTAGAGGGTAAGCGTATAGACGCCGCGCACCCTTCCGCCGTTTCGTACCTACAGGAAAAGGCACTCGGCCAGACCGAGCCCGCCGCTATAGGACTCGACCCACTCTACGAAGCCGCCGTTATTTTTTGCCAAAAAACCGGCCGTTACTCTATAGCGGGCATTCAACGCGAATTTAAAATCGGTTTCGACCGCGCTAAAAGTATCGTCGGAGTAATGGCCGCTAACGGCCTGGTAGCGAAGAAAGACAGCGAGAAAGTAACGCTAACGTCCGAAAATGCGCCGGCTATGACCATGGACCGGGCGGTCGCGGAAAAGCTAGGCCTTGTGGAAACTAAGCCCCACGTACGCGGCACCGCTGCAGCCAAAGAAGCGAAGAAGCGAACCTTACCAGGCGGCCACGAAGACGGTATTATGGAGATACCCGACGATATCCAGGCGTTCGCAGATATGACGCTCCGCGAACTTATAGAAAAATTCGGTACCGATACCCGCTTCGTCGACTGGTTAAGCGCTACGCAAAAAATCGAAGCCATTAACGAAAAGCGACTTAAGAACGCGACCACCGAAGGCGAACTCGTTAGCCGTAAATTAGTTCGTACAGGTATTATCGAACCTATAGACGCCTGCCATATTAAATTACTTACTGACGGCGCTAAGACAATCGCCAGGCGCGCTACTGCCATGCACTCGGCCGAAAGACCGCTCGAAGATATCGAAAAATTCGTCGCCGACCAGATAACCAGTTTTATACGACCAGTTAAGGCCAAAGTAGCCCGAGCGCTTAAGAACGCCTAGGCAAATAAATTTAAGGAACATGTGATTATGAATCAATGCAGCCCTGTAGAAATGCGTAAAAATTTAGAAGTAGTCGAGCAGCTTAGAAAACATGGTATCGATTTTGTAGTAATACCGGCTAAGGACGACGAGCATAAAAAACAGCTTATCGCCCAGGGTCAAAAAGTTTTTGAAGAATTAGCTAATGCGTAAAATTGATAATATCGGCGCCGACTGGGTAGTCGACGAAGTCGGAGAAATGACCGACGAAGTAATCCACGTTACGCCCAGCCAGTACAACGAAGAAAACCGGTACCTACCAGAATCCGTTACGTCTATCCCCGGATTTATTCGCTACGACGTTAACCCGTTTATGCGCGAGATAGTCGACTGTTTCGATATCGATAGCCCGGTCCGGGAAGTAAACCTTAAGAAAGGGGTACAGATTACCTACTCTACGGTACTGGAATCCGGCGCCCTGTATTTTATGGGCCACGTTAAAACGCTCCCGATAATGTATTTAACCGCCGATAAAGAACTCGCGGCCGCACGTATCGAAAACAACTTTTTACCCATGCTTAACCATTCCGACCTAGGGCATATTATCCGCTCAAGCGACGAAGGTAACAGCCGTAAAACCGGTAAAACTGCCAATCATTTACAATTTGAAGGCGGCGGCTACCTGGTACCGTTCGGCGCGAAAAATGCGGATAAAATGCGCTCGTATTCTATTTGCGTTATGTTGAAAGACGAGATAGACGCCTGGCCCGATACGGTAGGCAAGGACGGCGACCCGGACGCACTAAGCGACGACCGCTGTTCGGGCTACTGGGAACGTCGTAAGATTTTCCGAGGGTCTACGCCATTGGTAAAAGGTGCGTCGAAAATAGAGCAGGCGTATTTACGCGGAGACCAGCGAAAATATAACGTACTTTGCAAGTCGTGCGGCTTCCCCCAGGAATTACGCTGGTCGTCGGTCGATAAAAAAACCGGCGTCGTCGGCGGCTTCCAGTGGGAGCTAGATAACGGCGTCCTGGTCCTGGAATCGGTCCGGTATTGCTGTAGAAATTGCGGAACGCCACATTACGAACACGACAAAGAGCGGCTATTCTCCGAAGACCACGGGGCAATATGGACGCCTACGGCCAGACCCGTAGAGCCCGGTATCCGCTCGTACCACTTACCGGCGCTATACTCGCCTATCGGTATGCAGCCCTGGTATAAATGCGTTAGCGCCTACCTTCGTGGTTTTGACCCGGTCGAAAAGAAGGTCCGCGATATCGGTAAGTACCAGGTATTTTATAATAATATCCTGGCCGAACCGTTCGAAATTATGGGCTCTAAAATTCGATTTACCAGCGTATCAGCGCACCGACGAGCAGCTTACCGCCTGGGTACAATCCCTAACGAATACGCGAAGAAGTTTTCGGGCTCGGCTATCCTGTTCCTTACGTGTAAGGTCGACGTCCATAAGCAAAATTTAGCCGTTAGTGTTATGGGCTGGTGCCGGGACTCTAAGCCGTACGTTATCGACTACTGGCGCTTTGAGGTCGAAGGCAACGAAGACGACTGTAGCGAATTAACTAGCCCGGTATGGGGCCGCTTACGCGAACTTATCGAAGAAAAAGAGTATACGGCCGACGACGGCAAAAAGTACCGCGTCGCTATTACCCTGGTCGACGCCGGCTACGCTAACGACACGGTTACGACCTTCTGTTCCGACTATGCTTCGGGCGTCTACCCTATCCTGGGCCGAGACCGCCCCGCTAAAAACCAGACTATTAAGGAATTCGCCGAGTTTACTACCCAGGCCGGTACGGTCGGTTACCGTATCCTGGTAGACCACTATAAGGACCGTTTAGCGCCTGTACTTCGCCGAGAATGGGAAGAAGGCGCCGGGGAGCAAAAGAAATACCACTTTAACGCCCCGATAGATATTTCGGATAAGCAGCTTAAGGAGCTTACCGTCGAGACCAGGCGCGAACGTAAAGACGAAAAGGGTAACGTCTCTTACTTCTGGTATCGGCCAGGTAACGCGCGTAACGAATTGTGGGATTTACTCTGTTACGGCCACGCGGCGGTAGAGATACTAGCCTGGGCTATCTGTATCCAGCATTTCGAGTTAGAGACGGTAGACTGGCCGACTTTCTGGGATTACCTGGAAAACGAGAAACTTTACTATAGAGATTAAATGGGTATACTGTAGGTCTATAGAAATACCTTTTTAACTGTAACTTTCAGGGCGTAGTCATGTAATGGACCGTACTTTTATCCAAGGCCGAATAGATGCGACTAAGCTACAAATAGTAGCGTATGAAGACGCCGCGCTCGCATTAGCGGGCGGCGTACAGTCGTATACGCTCGATACCGGGCAGAGTCGCCAGACTGTTACGAAACTGGACTTAGACGCCATACAGAAGACTATCGATTCGCTATATAACCGGTGCGCCACTTTGGAAGCTCGGCTTAACGGTAGCGGTACCGTAACAGCGAGGCCAGCATGGTAGAAGATAAGCCACGTTTTCGACTTAAGAACGACGGGTCGTTCGAACACGTTTCGGGCGCTTTGCCTGTTTCCCTGGACAACCTACAGCAGCCTTCCGCATACGCCGGCCAGACTTCCCCGTCCCCCTGGGAAAACTCTATTTTCGACGGCGGTAAGTTCTTCGGCGGTTTTGGTGCTACTCAAATTCAAGACGTCGACTACTGGACGCTTCGCGCCAGGTCTACGCAATTATTTAACGAAAATTTATACGCTCGCGGTATTATCCGCCGCTTAGTAACTAACGAAATTAACACCGGTTTAAATCCCGAGGCCTGCCCGGACGAAGCTATTATCGGCGTCCCGGAAGAAAGCCTTAACGAGTGGACCGAGACCGTAGAAACCCGTTTCGGTATTTGGGCTAAAGGCCCGGAGCTATGCGACTGGAAGAAAAAATCGACGTTCGGAGCTATTCAGCGCGCCGCACGTATGGAAGCCTTAATTAGCGGCGACGTCTTAGTCGTTGTAAGGCAGTCCCAGCAAACTAAGTTACCCATGGTACAGCTAATTAGCGGGAGCAAAGTACGCACCCCGCTAGGCGAAGCCGGTAACCTACGTAAAGGCCACAAGATACGCCACGGCGTCGAACTTGACAGCGTCGGCCGTGTGGTCGCCCACTGGATTAAGCAAGACGACGGCGGTAGTAAACGTATCCCGGCAGTCGGTGAAAAATCAGGCCGTAAAATATCCTGGTTAGTATACGGAACCGATAAACGCCTCGACGACCTACGCGGCCAGCCTTTGCTAGCTATCGTTATGCAGTCGTTAAAGGAAATCGACCGCTACCGCGATTCGGTACAACGTAAGGCCGTTATTAACTCAATAATGGCTATGTTTATCGAGAAGGGCGAGGATAAAATGGGGACGCTACCGGTAACTGGTGGCGCCGTACGTAGAGACCAAGCCGTTACGACCGATAGCGACGGCGGTACACGTAAATTTAATATGGCTAGCCAGATACCCGGGCTGGTTATGGAAGAACTACAGACCGGGGAAAAACCGGTCCTTATGGGCGGGCAAGGTACCGACGTAAACTTCGGCACGTTCGAAGAAGCCATTATCCAGGCCGTAGCGTGGACCTTAGAGATACCGCCCGAAGTATTACGCCTATCCTTTTCGAATAACTACAGCGCCAGCCAGGCGGCTATTAACGAATTTAAAATCGCTATTAACCGCACCTGGGGCGACTTCGGCGAAACATTCTGTACGCCTATTTATATCGAATGGCTACTTAGCGAAACGCTACTCCAAAAAATTACAGCGCCCGGGCTCCTACAGTCGTGGCGCAACCCTAACGAATACGACGTCTTCGGCGCCTGGACCGCTACCGACTGGTACGGCTCGATTAAGCCTTCTACCGATATGCTAAAGCAGGCTAAGGGCTCTAAAATCCTAATCGAAGAAGGCTGGTCCACCAACGCCAGGGAAGCACGTATTACCACGGGTACGAAATTTACTAAAAATATTAAACGACTTAAGCGCGAAAACGAGCTTAAAGTCGAGGCCGCCAGACCTATAGCCGAGTTTAAACAAGAATTCGGCGAAGATGTGGCTACAGACGCTATCGAAACCATGGATAACATGGAAGAAATCGAAGCTATGCTTGACGATTATTTAGAAGATAAAGGGGTCGTTAATGCTAACTAAATTAGCGAAAGCGTTTAGCCTGCTACGCCAGGAAGTTACCGCCCTTAAAGGCGACGTACAGCGTATAGAGAAAGTCCGCCAAGTAGTACAGCATGGTAAAGACGGCGTAAGCCCGGACCCGGACGAAATCGTTAGCGCAGTCCTGGAAAAAATACCGGCGCCTAAAGACGGCGTAAGCCCGGACCCGCAGGCCGTAGCAGAAGCAGCGGCTAAACTGATACCAGAACCGAAGCCTGGCCGCGACGCGGTACCGCCTTCCGTTCGAGACGTCGCCGACGTTGTACTCGCTAAAATCGAGAAGCCGAAGGACGGCGTAAGCCCGGACCCTAAAGCTATCGCAGAAGCGGCGGCTAAATTATTACCGGTACCGAAAGACGGAGTAAGCCCCACGGCCGAAGAAGTCGCTAAGAAAATGCCGAACCCACAACGGGGTAAAACTGGCGCACCAGGTAAAAACGGCGTAAGCGTTACCGACGTACAGCTAAATAATAACGAACTTTTCGTCTTCCTTGACGGCAAGAAAAAGAAAGCCGGCACCATAAAAGTACCTGCAGCTAGCGCGCCATTTAATCCGGGTAATGCTGGCGGGGGCGGGAGCGCTCGCGGCGCAGCCCAGGAAACAATAGGGTACACGCCTCAAGGCACTTTTTTAAGCCCAGACCTCCAAGTCGGAGCGTTAGACACCCCCCAAACCGTAACATTCGGCGCGGGTGGGACGACCTCCAACGGTGGCGCTACGGTCGGGGTAGACGGGGTTATAACAGTTATCGACCCTCTTTTCTGGTCAATAAAACAAAGATTCCGAGCGGGAAGGGCCGGCGCTTCGGGTGTCAGCGAGTTATTTTTCTGGGCGGAAATCAGCGTCGACGACGGCGCTACGTGGAACGTCCTAGGCTCGGCGGTAGATATACCCCTAAATAGTTCCAGTGATACCGTAGTATTTTTCGACCTATCAAACTTACAAGTACCCGCAGGGACTAAACTACGAAATAGATTCGCCAGGAGTAGCACCGGTAACGACAGCGGGGACCTAAGAGTCGGAGTACCTAGCGCAGCGCTACAAGCGCTTAACGTCCCCGACGCGCCTTCGGCACAAATAACTTTTTACGCAATAAATCAGTAATTTTGACGAAGCCGGCAATACGGGTTAATATGCGTATAACAGGAGAATTTTATTTATGTGGCTACTAGAAGCTAGTGTCCGCCAAGCAATACAGCAGGCCCAGAAAGCCGGCTTTACGCCTTCGGCAGAACAACAAGCGCAATTCGAAGCGCGTTTCGGTAATGGCGACGTCTCCGCAAACGATAACAGACTATTAACCGTTGCTGGTAGTAGTGCGGAAATTTCCGTTAAAGGCGTTATTACTAAAGCGCCCAGCTTTTTAGCTATGTTATTCGGTGGCGGAAACACCACTTACCCCGAAATTATTTCGGCTATCGCTGCAGCGGAGCAAGACGACGCGGTTAGCGATATTACCCTGGCTATCGATAGCCCGGGCGGCCATTTCGACGGCCTGTTCGATACTTTGGCAGCTATTCAAGCCGCTAAAAAACCTACTAAAGCGGTTATTTCTAACGTCGGCGCCTCGGCGGCTTTTGCCATTGCCAGCCAGGCGGACGAAGTAGTCGCGTCCAATATCGCCGCGCGAATCGGAAGCGTAGGCGTCGTAGCTACCTTTATGGTAGACGAAAACGAAATTAGTATTACCAGTACAGAAGCGCCGAAGAAGCGCCCAGACGTAACCACCGAAGAAGGTAAGGCTATGGTCCGGGAAGAACTCGACGCAATGCACGAAATTTTTGTCGATGCAATCGCCGACGGTCGTAATACCTCGGTCGATAAAGTTAACGCCGACTTCGGCCAGGGCTCTACAGTCCTAGCGAACGAAGCATTAAAGCGCGGTATGATTGACGCGGTAGCGGCCCCGTCGCTTAAAGCAGTTAAGAGTACCAAAACAACCACCGCCAACAGCGGGAACCAACCGGAGGCCAATAACATGGACCTTAAACAACTACAGGCCCAGCACCCCGAAACTTTCGCGGCGGCGGTGCAACAGGGTACTACACAAGAACGCGACCGCGTAACGGCTCATTTAATGATGGGCGAAAGTTCGGGCGATATGAAGACGGCAGCGTCGGCAATTAAAGAAGGCTCAGAAATGACGGCTACTTTACAAGCTACGTATATGACTGCAGGAATGAACCGCAGTGATGTAGCCAGCCGCCAGGACGACGACGCGGGCGCTAACGCCGGCGACAACGCCAACGCACAAGACGATAGCGGAGACCAAGGCGGCGACGTTGCTAGCCTTATCGAAGCTAAACTCGGTTTAGGGGAGTAAGCTACCATGGCTAATTTGACAGTTACTAATGTGGATTTAGGTAGCGTAATCCTTAAAGACGGCGAGTTCCGCGACGACCTCCTTACCTTTGCGGGTGCGGCTACAGTTGTCGAAGGTACTATCCTGGCGCGCGATTCAGTTTCGCTTAAGTTGGTCCCTTTTGTTAAAGGCGGCGTAACTAACGAAAACGGAATCCCTAAAGCGGTCCTAACTTACGACGTAGAAGCGGCTGGCGCTGGCGACGAAAGTATCCGCGATATGGTTTCGGGCTCAGTTCGTGCCGAACGCTTAATTATCGACGCCGACGGCGACGGTAGCAACGTAGACGCGGCGGTCCTTGACCAATTGCGCGACTACTCCCTCGTATCAATCGACGTTCAAGAATTAAACATTCTTGATAACCAATAGGAGCGCATAGCATGAGCGGTTCAACTACTAAACGTATGCTTAAGGCATACATGCAAATGGCGCAGCCTACGTTATTCCTTTCGGGATTATTCCAAAGCCCGCCGGAAAACTTCCATACTTCGGAAGAAGTGGAAATCGATATCGTACGTAGCGACGAAGATATCTCTATCGTTATCCAGGACCTAAGTACGGGCTACCGTATGAACTCCGAAGACCTGTATACGAATAAAGGTTTTAAGCCTCCTATCCATAAGGAAGCACTACCTATTAATTCGTTCGACCTTATTAAACGTATGCCAGGACAAGACCCGTTCCAGTCTCCGGACTTTAGAGCGAACATTATTCTACGTATGTTTAACGGTATGACTAAAATCGAACGTAAAATCCGCCGCGCTATCGAAGTACAAGCGTCGCAAGTTTTACAAACCGGTACGGTTACGCTTACGGATAGCAACGGTAACGCGCTGTATACGCTTGATTACAAGCCGAAAGCTACGCATTTCCCAACGGCCGGCACTTCCTGGGCTACTGCTACAGGCTTGCAGAAAGTCGCGGATATTAACGCCCTGGCGGAAGTTGTACGTAACGACGGCCTAGCGGACCCAGACCAACTACTTATGGGTATCGACGCTTTCGAAAACTTTATTAGCGACGACGAAATACAAAAACGCTTTGATATCCGACGTATCGACCTAGGCACTATTTCGCCTATGGATATGCGCGGTAACGGCGGAACCTTCCGAGGTATTGTAGAAATCGGCAATTATCGCTATGACGTGTGGACTTATGGCGGTCGCTATAAAGACCCACAAAGCGGCGTTAAAACCCAGTTCCTAGACCCTGGTAAGATTGTCGTACGTGCTTCTTCTGGTCGCATGGACGCCACATTCGGCGCTATCCCTAATATCGGCGCGTTAGTCGGCGGACAAGCTACAGGCTTGCTACCAGAGCTACCAGGTCGCGTTAGTAATGCAGCCGGCGGTATGGACTTGTTTACGAACGCATGGCTATCTAATGACGGCGAGCAGTTATTCGGAGGCGTCGGCGCTAGACCGCTAATGATTCCTACGGCTATCGATACGTTCGGCTGTTTAGATACTCAGCTTTAATTTTAACCTTAGCGCCCGGGAATACCTGGGCGCTTAATTATTAGAGGCTAACATCATGCCAAGTAATAAAGATTTAGTTAAAGCTATCGCTGATATCTCGGCGGAGCTTGAAAAAGACGCCCCAGAAACCGAAGGTAAAAATAACGGTGAACTGGCTAATATTCTTAGCGAGCTAAAAGCCGAAAAGAAAGAAGCGGACAAAGACCTTACGCCGGGCGCTGCAGCGAAAGCCGCCGCAGAAGCTAAGGAAAAAGCGGACGAAGCGAAAGCCGAGCCTAGCGAAAAACCGCCTTTTTTCGTAATGCCGGGTAAGTGCTTAACCAGTAAGCGCGGACTATTGGCAGACGGCGACGAAATCAAAGCCGACGACCTGGCAGGCGGTAAGGAAGCGTTAGACGCTTTCGTTAAGTCCGGCCACGTAGGCAAGGCTTAGTAAATGAGTATTCGCCAGCTAGCAGAATCCGACCTCGGCCTTATCTTAGAAGATGAGGCTACGGGTTTCGGTTGGCCGATTACTGTAACGGACCCTTCGGGGGCCGTTCGACCTCTTACGGGTTTCTCGGACGATATCGCGCAGATTATCGACCCAGACACCGGGCAAGCCGTAAGCGGCCGTTTAGCGTCCGTAGCGCTACGTATATCTTCTATCTTAGCCGCAGGGCTAACCCTGCCCCGGGGAATTGCCGACGCTGGTATTAAGCCCTGGATTATAGAATTTAACGATATTAACGGTAACGCCTTTAAGTTTAAAGTAGCGCAATCTAACCCAGATAGAGCGCTCGGCCTAGTTACTTTATTACTGGAATTATACGAATAATGACTATTTCCACGTTAATAGATAAACAAGATAATTTCGAAGTTATCCGCGACCAGATAGCCGCGATACTAACGACGGAAGTAGCCAGCCAGATAGCATTAGCTACCACGGCAGGAAAGCCGAATCCGGACGACTGGAAATTAAGAATTTTTACGGAACGGTCGAACCCCTGGGAACAGCTACTTAACGAGCAGACAGACCGAAGCCCTATCGTAAATATTTGGTACGATAATTCTAACTTCGCACCAGGTAAAAGTAATATATCGGAACGCCAAGCGTCCGAAACTGTTTATAATATTGATTGCTACGGCTACGGCCTTAGTAAAGACGACGGCGGTACCGGGCATATTCCCGGGGATAAAGAAGCCTCGTTCGAAGTCCAGAAGGCGTTACGATTAATACGTAATATCTTAATGGCTGCAGAATACACGTATTTAGGTCTGCAGGGCCTAGTATGGCAACGCTGGCCACAGTCTATTACAGTTTTCCAGCCGCAATTAGACGGCCGCCAGATGCAACAAATAGTAGGCGCTAGATTAGCCCTTCGTGTAGTATTTAACGAGTTCTCGCCCCAGGTGGAAGCCGAAACGCTAGAACTTTTATCGGTAGACGTGATTAGAGCAGAAGACGGCGAAATCGTCCTCGAAGCTGATTACGATTATACAGCGCCATAAGAGGAGATATACCCATGGCAATATCAAGCGCGGTCGACGCTTCCGCAGTGGCGCGAGTAGTCGGCATAAAAACAATTTTTAAGGACCTACGCGGCGGTGGTATTTTATTTTTACCCCAACGCCTAGCCGTTGTCGGCCAGGGCTCTAGCGCCTCAACCTATGACACCACGAAACGCCAGGTAACTAGCGCGACGGAAGCGGCGACGCTTTACGGTTTCGGGTCCCCTATCCATTTAGCAGTATTACAGCTTTTACCGGTTAACGGTGACGGCGTCGGGACTATCCCGGTTACTGTCTACCCATTAGAAGACGACGGCAGCGGCGTAGCGTCGGCCGGGGATATCACCCCGAGCGGAGCAGCTACAGAAGCAGCAGCGTACCGGGTTCGCGTTAATAACATCGACTCGGAACAGTTCGTTATCAGTGTGGGCGACAGTGTGGCGGATATTATTACGGCGGCTACTGCAGCGATTAACGCTACTTTAGAAATGCCGGTTATCGCTACGGACGCCACCCCGGGAACTTCTACGGAAGTGGGTATCGCTTCAAAATGGGCGGGTACCAGTGCTAACGACATCGTTATCGAAATCGTAGGCCCAACTACCGCCGGCGTATCTTTTGCTATTACTCAGCCAGTAGGCGGCCTGGTAAACCCAGACGTAGACGACGCGCTTAACCAAGTGGGTAACGTATGGGAAACTATGGTCCTTAACTGCATGGACGTAGCAGATACCGCGACGCTGGATAAATATTCTACTTTCGGCGAAGGCCGCTGGGGTGCGTTAGTTCGTAAACCGCTAGTAGTTTTAACCGGTAATACCGAAACCACGGTTACCGCCGCGACTGCAGTATCGGACGCCCGTAAAACGGACCGTACGAACGGCCAGTTAGTAGCCCCAGGCTCTAACGATTTACCGTTTATTGTGGCCGCTAGACAGCTAGCCCGTATTGCTAAGGTGGCGAACAACAACCCGCCGCAGGATTACGGTAGCCAGGACGCTACAGGCTTAACGCCAGGTACGGACGGCGAACAGTGGACCTACACGGACCGCGATAGCGCTATTAAGAAAGGTAGTTCGTCCGTCGAAGTAAAAGACGGCGTAGTTAACGTATCCGACGTAGTGACTTTCTACCACCCAACGGGTGACCCTATCCCGGCGTATCGTTATGTAGTAGATATTGTTAAACTACAAAACATTATTTTTAACCTGGATTTAATTTTCGCTACCCCAGAATGGGACGGCGCGCCATTGATTCCAGACGACCAGCCAACGGTTAACCGTTCGGCTAAGAAACCGAAGGCAGCAGTAGCCGCCGTCGCTTCTATGCTGGATAGCTTAGGCCTTAACGCCATTATCAGCGACCCAGAAACCGCGAAGGCTAATACCCTGGCGGAAATTAACGACCAGAACCCTAAACGTCTGGACGTTTCTACAACTGTTCAACTAAGCGGAAATACGAATATAATTTCCGTAGATTTGAATTTCGGGTTTTTCTTTGGTACGGCTTCGGTCGTAGCATAAAGTTAAGGAGATAGGACAATGGCAGCCGTAGGCGGAAGCATTGAAAGCATTACTTTAGACGGTCGCAACTTCGCAGTAGCGGCCGACGCAGAAGCCCAACGAAAGTTAGGCGGATTCGAAAACGAAGTCCAAGCGAACGGTAACGGTACTGCGCGTCTTATCAAGACTCGCGTACCACTATCTATCGATGGTTTGACGGTTGAGGTCGACGACGACCGCGGAGACCACGAGTTCCTACAAGAACTTTCAAACCGTAACGACTTCTTCCCTGTGGCTATCTCGTACGCTTCTGGTAATACTTACCAAGGTACGGCGCAGATTGTCGGAGAGACGCAAGCCAGTAGCCAGAATGCTACCGCGGCCGTATCTCTAATGGGACCGGGTATTCTTACTAAACAGTAAGGGTTAAAATAGGGCTGAAATGCTGCGCGGGAGCCCTACCCTTTACCTGGTGCGAAAGCCTGGGGCGTGGCACCACTTTTTAAAATAGGGCAATATTATGAACGATAAAGTAGCGAAAGAAGTAGCCGAACAAGAATTCGAACGATTCGTCGAGGAAATGGACCTCGACCTCGATACGTCTCAAATGGATGCGGAAGACTTAACGGCATTCAATAAACAGAAAAGCCGAATCATTCGAGCCATTGAGCGCGGTCACCTTGTCATTAATGAGAATGGCGAAGCTGAATATACCCCGTTTAACGGACGTTCAAAGCATAAAGAAACCATCGTATTCCATGAGCGGACCGGTGCTTCCTTAATGGCTATGGACAGTAAAAAGAAAAACCATGATGTAGCGAAAACATACGCGGTAATGGCCGATATGTGTAAAGTACATCAAAGCGTATTTGCTGGTTTAGTAGGTACAGACGTTAAAATTTGTGAGGCACTTTTCGCGCTTTTAATGGATTAGTCCGGAGTTCGGTAGTTCGGTACGGGGGCGAATATAAATTCCCCGATGGTGAGAATACGGCGGGTATTGTTTATACTGAAATGTTATTGCAAATCTGCCGAGATTACCCAGCACTACCAGACCCCAGGACTTTAACAGTTAATGAGATTAGATTCTTTTACGAGGGTTTACGCTCAGAGCTCGAAAAGCACACAGAACCGAAGGGGTAATCATGGCGGGTCGTTTTAGCGTCGAGGCAGTTTTTAAAGCGGTTGACCGTATCACGGCACCCGTTACGCGAATGCAAAATCGAGTAGGTAAAATGACTCGCAGCATGGAACGCGGTCTAAGAGCTGCTAACAAAGCATTGGACAAGGTAGTCGGCGGACTTCGTAAAGGGGTTGGCGCGGCTGTTAAATTTGGTGCCATAGGTATCGGTGCGATAACCGCCTCTGTGGGTTTACTCATTCGCGAATTTTCCAAGATAGAAAACGCCGAAGCCGCATTCACGCCGTTACTGGGTGGTGCGGAGAAGGCCAAGGCCGCCGTACAAGCGTTAAATGATACGGCAGCTACCACACCTTTCCAATTCGAGACGTTGGCTTCCGCCACCAATCAATTATTACCCGTAATGAACGGTAACATAGAGAATACGATTAAAACGCTTCGTATGCTCGGTGATACTGCGGGTGGTAATGCTCAGAAATTAGATTCCATTACGCGAGGTTTTACCAAAGCAATGCTTAAGGGTAAGGTCGATATGGAATCGCTTAACATGATTGCCGAAGCTGGCGTCCCAATTTTTGACGACCTGGCCGCCGTAATGGGTGTTAAAGTTAACGACGCATTCTTCAAGATGATTAGCTCGGGCAAAGTAACAACCGCCCAGTTAACTAAAGCATTTGAGAAAATGACCAGCAAAGGCGGTAAGTTCTTTAACGGTATGGAAATTGCCAGTAAGACGACTAGCGGTATGTTCTCGACGTTAAAAGACAATATATCGTTGACCGCTGCCGAACTAGGTGGCGTACTTGCCCCAACTGTAAAAGAATTGATACAGGGCGCTACCGATATTGCTCGTAAGGTTCGAGACTGGGTTAAAAATAATCGTGAGTTGATAAGTGCCAAATTCATCGCGTTTGTAGATTCTGCCAAGGATGCTATTAAACGATTGATAAAAGCAATGCAGAACTTGAACGATGAAAATTCTATATTTGAACGATTGAAAAAATTCGTATCGGCTGTAACCGACGCCATTATATTCCTTGGCGAACATGGCGCGACCATTGCGAAAATTATAGCGGCCGTAGTAGCGTTGTCGCTTGCACTTAAAGTATTTACCGCAGTTATGACAATCGTTAACCTCGTCATGGCTGCCAACCCCATAGGGCTAATAGTTCTTGCCATTGGTGCATTAATCGCAGCCATTTCCGCCGCTATTATCTGGTGGGATGAAATCAAAGCGGCATTTTTAAGCTTGCCCGGTCCAGTTAAGGCAGCTATTGCAGCGTTGGCCGGTCCCATTGGTTGGCTGATTGGTGCGGCTGCGTTGGTAATGGAAAATTGGGAACCAATCAAAGCATTTTTTACAGACCTTTGGAGTGGGGTGGTCGGAATATTCGACGCCGCTATCGCTAATATAATGGGGGTCGTTGACCGCGTTAAGAATGCAGCGTCCGCCATTGTGGATACCATTTCTAACCTCGGTAGCGGTGTTGCTGAATTCTTCGGGTTTGGTGACGATGCGGAAGAACAGAACCAGAAGTCGGGCTCTAGTCGTCAAGTGGTAAGCCCACAAGACCGCGTAGCTCGTAGTATCGAAGAACAGCGTACAACCAGTACCGCAGAAGTAACAATCCGTGACGAGTCCGGACGTGCCGAAGTAACTGGCGGTTCGTTGGGTAATGGCTTGTCGCTACAACCTTCGGGGGCCTTCTAATGGCTTGGAACGATAGAATACGCGAAGCGGCCTATACGTCGCCGTCGGGTTCGCGTATCACTTTTGATTATGAGAATGTACGCAAAACAGTTAATAAAAAAACAACCGGTTTCGAATTTCCAGACGCCGACGGTACATTCGTACAAGATTTAGGCCATAGTGGTCGTCGTTATCCGTTGCGTGTATTCTTTTGGGGTGACGATTACGACCAACAAGCCGACGCCTTCGAGTTGGCATTATTGGAACGTGGTACCGGTCGATTAGAGCATCCGATATACGGAACCGTTGACGTGGTACCGTTCGGAACAATTACTCGCCGTGACGACTTGAAGACTGCAGCTAATCAAGCCGTCTTAGAAATTACGTTATGGGAAACAATTGGACTAATATATCCAACGTCTCAGAATGACCCAGCTAGTGCAGTATTGGCAGCGGTCGATGATTACAACGATGCTGCCGCGGCTGAATTCGAAGAAGTTACCAGCTTAGATAGCGCCGTCGATGCCGCAACGTTTAAGAATTCATACCAAGCGCTACTAGATTCGGCTTCTAGCGGGCTGCAGGCTGTAGCGGATACCCAGGACGACGTACGTAAGCAATTCGACGCGATAGTCGATTCGATTAACCAGGGTATCGATATTCTTATCGCCCAGCCGCTTACGTTAGCTTTTCAGACCGCAATAATGATACAGGCGCCGGCCAGGGCGTTAACAAATATCGAGGCCAGACTATCGGCATACGGCGACCTGGCTAACTCAATTATTACGGGAGATAACGCGGTCGTTACGCCTAGCCTGGGCGCTAGCGCTTCTAATGAATTCCACACTAACGACCTTTACGCTTCTACATACGTTACCGGTTCCGTGGTTTCCGTGGTAAACAATCAATTTACAACTAAGACGGAAGCGCTAGAAGCCGCCGAAGTAATACTTACGCAATTGTCGGACGTAGTCGACTGGCGCGATAATAACTTCCAGGCACTAGGCGAAGTCGACACCGGCAGCGCTTACCAGCAATTACAGGAGGCCGTAGCACTTACCGCCGGTTTCCTGGTAGAGATATCTTTCTCGCTTAAGCAGGAGCGTAGTATCGTCCTGGACCGGAATAGAACTATTATCGATTTAGCGGCCGAATTATATGGCAGTGTAGACGACCAACTGGATTTTTTGATTAATTCGAATAATCTATCGGGGTCGGAAATCCTAGAACTACCTAGAGGGCGCGAAATTGTCTACTATGTATAGCGTGATTACCGGCGATACTTTCGAAAGTATCTCGCGGAAAAAATACGGTACCGAGAAGGAAGCCGACCGAATAGCCAGGGCGAACCCAGGCGTAGCCGAGCCATTAACAGCCGGTACGACGTTAACTGTTCCAGTGCTACCGGAAGCCCCGCAAAACTTACAGCAGGCCGCAGACAGCAGTACAGACGACGAGGTCGCTATATTAATCGACGGCCAGCGTTTTAGGTTTTGGGATAAGGTCCGGATTACCCGCTCTATAGATACCATGGATACCGTAGAGTTCGGCGCGCCGTTTGATTCCGAGGCGCCGGGCTTCCGGGAGACGTTCCGCCCCTTCTCGTTTAAAACTGTGGTTATTACGGTCGGCGGTACTCCGCTATTTACCGGTACCATGGTCGCAGTTAATCCAGTATTAGAAAACGCCCAGAAGATAATATCCGTAAGCGGCTATTCGTTGCCCGGCGTCCTTAACGATTGTACTTCGCCGGCTAGTTCCTTCCCGCTGGAATACGATAACCAAGGTTTACGCGAAATAGCTACAGCGCTCGCGGCACCTTTCGGCATTAGCGTAGACTTCCAGGCAGACCAGGGCGCGGTATTTGAACGGGTAGCCAGTGAACCAGGTAAAAAAGTCTTAGCATTCTTAACCGAACTTGCAAAGCAGCGTAATTTAATAATATCGAGTTCGTCGCGCGGTAAATTGGTGTTCCTGCAGTCTGCAGAAAGCGGGCAGCCTGTAGCGAGGTTACAGCAAGGGTCCGCCCCGGTATTATCCGTTACGCCATTCTTTAGCCCCCAGGAATACTACAGCCATATAACCGGGATAGAACCGGTAGTCGTAGGCCTGGCAGGGTCCCAGTTTACCGTTAAGAACCCGCGCTTATTAGGCGTTACCAGGCCTTTAACTTTCAATGCGCCCGATACACTGGACGCCGACGTTAAATCGGCCGTAGAAGCTAAAGCAGGGCGTATGTTTGGGAATATGGCGTCTTACTCGGTTCGCGTAGCTACCTGGCGCGACCCGTCCGGTAAATTATGGGAGCCTAATACCGCTATTAAATTACGGGCCCCCGACGCCATGATATACAACGAATACAAATTTATTATCCGGTCTATTGAATTTAGCAGGGATAGAGCAACGGAAACCGCTACCCTTAATTTAGTAATACCAGGTTCTTTTAGTGGCAAAGTTCCGGGGGCGTTACCATGGGACGAATAGCGAAATTATTATCTTTCCTAAGATTGACCAGGAACAGCGCCAAAATATCCGACGTTAAAGTCGACCCGGGCGGAGGCCCTAACGTAACCGCCGAGCATTTCGCACCTGCCGGCGACGATTCGCACCCGTTACCAGGCGACTACGTGGCCTTAAATACCGACAGCGGTTCGGGTCGGGAGTCTGCTATCGGATACCTGGACCCGCTTAACGAGCCGAAAGCATTACCTGGCGATAAACGAATCTACGCCCGGGACGAAGACGGCGTCGTTATTGTCGAAATATGGCTTAAGAATACGGGGGAAGCTACAGTATTTAACGAAAACGGGTCGGTAACTTTACGCCCGGACGGCGGGATTATAACCACGACGCCGGAATCTACATTCGACGCTAAGGCGGACGGTTCTATTAAAGGCGACAACGGTAGCGGCTCGTTCGAGTTGGCGGCGGGAGGTGACTTTCTCGTAAATGGTGTTACTATAGACACTAGCGGAAATGTAACAATACCGACTAGCTTAACGCTCGCAGGCAAAGAGATTGCAGGACATGACCATAGCCAGGCGAACGATAGCGGCGGTAATACCGAAGCAGATACAGGGCCTAACAACTAATGGCAGAACAGCAGGGCGACGTTAGCCTATTTCAGACAGACGACGAAGGCGAAATTATCGTCGAAGGTGGTATCGTTACTATGAGCGGCGGTCTAGAAACGTCCGCTTACTTATCGTTGTTCGGCGGTGACGAGGACGACGACGGCAGGGCCGATAGTCCGACTAATTGGTGGGCTAATATTGACGAAGTGGACCCGTCCAGGGAGTACCATAGTGAGACCCAAAATTTATTACAGGCAATACCCGCAACTACCGGAAATTTACGTCGCATAGAAGACGCGGCGAACAGGGATTTATCCTGGCTTATTACAAATAAAGTGGCGTCGACCGTCAATGCGGCCGCTAGTATCCCAGGTATAAACAAAATTAAATTAACAATCGATGTCGAGGCCCGGGGCGAAGAATCTAGCTTCGAGTTCGTAGAAAATTGGAAGGCCGGCGCATGAGTCTACAGACCCCAACAACTAAAGAAATAAGCGATAATATAATCGCGCAGTTAGAAGCGTCCCTTAATCAAACGATACCGCTATTACCTAAGTCATTCTTACGGGTCCTGGCTAAAGCATTAGCTGGCGTGTTCGTACTACTCTATAAGTATGGCGGGTTTATGTTTTTGCAAATGTTCGTACAAACCGCGAGCGCCAACGAAACAACGGTTAACGGAGTCATATTAACACCCCTTACACAATGGGGGCGACTTATCGGAGTAGGCGACCCAGTATCGGCCACGAATGCCGAGTTACTTATCGACATTACCGTCGAAACTCAGACCGGCGTATTACCTTCCGGCACCCAGTTAGTAAGTACCGATAACGGGGTTACCTACATTACGATAGGCGCCGTAACGCTTAACGCTGCAGTTGTCCAGGCCACCGTAAGGGCTGTTTCGGACCAGGCGGGGGGTGGGGGTTCCGGCGCTATAGGGAATTTAGACCCGGGCGCTATTATCTCTTTTGCTAACCCGCTAGCTAACGTATCCCGTAACGCCGTTGTGGCTACCCAGACCGTTACCGGTGCGAATGCTGAAAGTACCGAAGCGTACCGCCAGCGAATTATAGATAAATTTCAAAAACGCCCTCAGGGCGGCGCGTATGCCGATTACGAACAATGGGGCGAAGAAGTAGCGGGGGTTATTAACGTATACCCTTATACTAGCGATTGCCCCGGCCAAGTTGACGTATACGCCGAGGCCACGGTCGAAAGCTCGGGGGACCCAGACGGGATACCTACGCCGGCGCAGCTACAGGCTGTATTAGACTCTATATTCCTAGATTTAAACGGGTTAAATACTCGTAGACCCGCTAATGCGCTAGTTAATTCTTTCCCAATAACTCGAACCGGTTTCGATGTAGCCGTGTCTGGCCTGGTGGTAGACAACCTGGTGCAAGTACAAGCGGATATAACTACCGCCTTAGAAGAATATTTCCTCGGTCGGGAACCCTTTATCGTGGGTTCAACGATACCACCTAGGACGGATAGAATAACCAGCAGTGCGGTAGGTGGCGTAGTAGACGACATTGTTAGCGCGGCAGGCGGGATATTCGTAGACGCCGCAGTTACACAAAATACCGTACCCGTGGTAACCTATTCGTTAGGTGTAGGGGAAAAAGCGAAAGCTAGCTCGGTATCTTTCCTATGATGTTCTTACGGATATTCAAGCATTTATTACCGAACGCTCGCGCCTGGCGAATAACGGTAGATAAAAAACTCCGACAGTTTTTCGAAGGGCTTTCGGGCATAGGGTCGGATATTAAAACCTTTTTCGATGGTATCTGGCTCGACGTATTCCCAGAAACTACCAGGGAGTTAGATAAGTGGGAAGACCAGTTCGGGTTAAGAGATACGGGTCTTACTGAGCAAGGCAGGCGCGAGAGACTAGACGCCACATGGAAAGCGCTAGGGGGTCAGGACCCTAGGTATATCCAGGATACGCTACAGGCTAACGGATTCGACGTTTATATTCATGAGTGGTGGGTCCCGGGTACAGAGCCCGCGCCAGGTGTTAAGCAATGCGTAACACCCCGTAACCCTTTTACAGTCCTTAGAAATGATAATATAGTCTCAGGGTTAACGATTACTTGTGGTAACCCGGCGGCGACTTGTGGTAACCCGGCGGCGACTTGTGGGTCCTCCACCGAGCCAGTAGGATACCCGTTAGTTAATAAGCTGCAGCAAACAGCACCTAAATACCAGATAACTAGTGGTAACCCGGCGGCGACTTGTGGTAACCCGGCGGCGACTTGTGGGTCTTTTGAGCTATATCACGACGTAGAGAAACGTTATTTTATACCTTTAGACCCGCTTAAGTGGCCCTACTTCCTGTATATTGGGGGTGAGGTTTTCGGCGAGGCCGCACAGATTAATACGCAACGGAAGAATGAATTCGAGGCGCTTTGTTTAAAAATTTGCCCTACCCAACAGTGGCTAGGCATCATAGTGGAGTATAATTAAAATGGCTAACAACCCCTCAACATTGCCTGGGTATAACGGGCAAACAACAGCCCCGGACGCAAACTACCTATATGGTTCTGCCCGGAATGATGCGGCGCCCGGTGATTTAACAGGGACGCCACGGGTAGCAGCGGAAATAAACGATATTTTTGGTTTCCAACAAGCGCTACTATCTAATGCAAATATAGTGCCAAGCGGTAGCCCTGATACAGCGTCGAATTCGCAATACGTAGACGCAATCTATGCGCTAATTGGTAAACCTTTCGACTCTGTGGCGGCGCTCGACGCCGACACCCGCATAAAAGAAGGCGATATCGTGCATACACGTGGCTATATCGGTGGGTGGGCCGCAACTGCTAGTGGTCGACCTAAAGGCGGCAATACTTACGAAATCGTGGCGGCGGCATCGGGAACAGACGACGGCGGCGCGTATATTGATTTAGCGGGGTCGGGGCTGCAAGCCAAGGCACTGTTTCTGGATAAAATCTATTCCCCTTTACGTTGGGGCGCCGCAGCGGACGGAGCTACGGACGACTTTATACCGTTGCAGGCCAGTGCGTCTTTTGTCGAAGATATTAACGCAGCCGACCCTAAAGTACATGGTACATGGGATTTAGAAACAGCATATACTTATTACACGTCAAACCTAGTCGTACTTAATAATGGTAATCTGGAGGGAAGGGGCTCAATACTGTTTTCTAATAGCACTAACAGCATATTGCAGCTTACCGGTTCAAACCTCTACCACCGGGACTTTATAGTTAGGTATGGTGTCAGTACAAACACACCAACACGCGAAGGGCTGCTACTGGCGTCAACAGGCGCACTTCAATACTCTAAAAATAATATGACAAACGTCGTAGTTAAAAACGCATACCGTGGCATGGTGTCCAAGCCGACATTCGGTCCGGTGTGGGGTTGTACCTTCTCGAATGTTAGGTGGAACGATTGTTGGGATTGGCAAGCGCATCTAGACTGCAATACCGGTAGCACTACTAATACCTTTATCGGGTGCCATGCCCGCGGGTTCTTTGGTATTGGCTCTACCCAGATGAAAGGTTTGTTTCTAGGGGACATTTCAGATGTTGTTCTGATTAATTTTGGAATAGACCAAATGAGTGACGGACAAGGGTTAGTGACAGTCGATTGTCAACACCTCCGATACGATTTGATTACGATGGAATCTTGTAAAATGGTTAGTGACCTGTCGTCTATGGTGTCATTTACGGGTGGTAGTGTCTCTGGCGGTGATATACTGTCGAAAGTTGGTAGCTATGACATGGGTGTCGGTAATACTGGTTATATTGTCCAATTCAGTGGTTCGACAGAATTCTCAGACATAGGTCGGGTGCGAAACATACAGGAGGCGTCGACTACTGGTACACTGAAAATGGTAAGGGGTAGTAGCCTCGCAGAAATTAGGGCGTGTGTCGATTTAGACGAAGTTGATACCCTCGGTAATTATGACAAGTATTACAATAAATGCGACCAAGCAGGTTACTCGAATAACTTCGCCAACCTACCCACAGCAGGAGTCGCGCGCCGCATAATGTGGAACCGCGCGCCAGCAGTCGGGGCGACACCCTTCTGGATAGATGACGGTACCCAGTGGCTAGAAATTGGCACTAACGGAACGCTAGTGGTAGCCTCGTAATGAAGAATCGCATAATTAACGGAATTATCAAGGTCGAAGGCGGGTACGTTAACGACCCGAGCGATAGCGGCGGGGAAACTAACTTCGGTGTTACCGTCGCAGTGGCCCGCGCTAACGGCTATAACGGCGCTATGCGGGATTTACCGCGTAGTGTTGCTTTCGATATCTATTCGGCTAAATACTGGGACGCTGTAAAAGGCGACGACCTGGTTAAACTATCCGAACACGTAGCGGAAGAAGTAGTCGACACGTCGGTAAATATGGGGCCTAAGCGAGCGGGTAAATTCCTGCAGCGGGCGTTAAATTCTCTTAACAACCAGGCGAAGTTATACCCGGACCTGGCAGTCGACGGCGCAATCGGCCCGGCTACAGTTTCCGCCCTCCGTGGTTACCTGGCCGAGCGTAACGAGTTGGTGCTTTCCAGGGCGTTAAATTGCCTACAGGGCGCCTACTATATCGACCTGGCAGAACGGCGCGAGAAGGACGAACGGTTCGTCTACGGCTGGTTTAAAAATAGGGTGACACTATGAAACTAGGGGATATTGTAAAAACAGTAGGTAGCGCGGCGTTACAAGTCGCTTTACCTGGTACCGGCTCGCTAATTGTTGGCGCCGTTAATGAATTGCTCCCGGACGATAAAAAACTCCCTGCAGGCGCAACGGGCGACGACGTTAATAACGCTATCGCTAAGTTGCCGCCAGAACAACAAGCGTCCGTAATGGAAAAAGAATTCGACGTTAGCATTACCCAGATTAAGGAAAGTAATTCTACGGTCCGGGTAATGCTGGAAAGCGACGCCAAGAACCCGCACAGTACGCGCCCCTATATCGCTAAGGGCTCGTTCCATGTGGTCGCCTTCGTCGTTACCGTTGCTATCTCAGTGTGGGCGTATGGCGTCTTAATTGCCGACGAAACCCTCGTTACTGCAGTTATGGACGGCTGGCAATTTATATTAGCCGTTATCGGCCCGCTAGTAACTTTACTATGGGCGTACTTTGGCGTTTTGAAACAAGAACATAAAAATAAGTTAGACGCCGCGAACGGTTCGTCGACTCCGGCCGGAATTGCTGGTATATTGTCAAGCATTATTAAGCGGAGATAATCACATGAAGAAAACGAAGAAGCAGGAACCGGCCCAAACTGTAGGCGGGCGCGGTAAGCAACGTACCGACGCGCCAGTTAAGCAGCAAGCGGCAGTACCAGTTAAATGATTTACGAGGCGATAACGCTATTAATTTATGCGGTTCTTATCGTCGCGTTTCTTCAACCGAACGCGCCGCGATTTTTTGCGGCCGTTATCTTTATCGGCATTACGCTATTACATGAATTACTATTATCCTCTTACGACGGCTTACAGTATTACGGAAGCGCGGCACTTTTCGACCTGGCTATTATAATTATTACCAGCGGAATAAACCCGGTCCCTAAAATGGTCCTAAGCCTGCATAGAATTTGTATCGTTTCGATATTTGCAAACCTGGCGGGCTGGGTACTATGGTTTTTCTATTACCCTCCTTTAGCTTACGACGCGGCCTTCGCCCTAATTTACGTATGGACGCTAATAACACTAATAAATAGGAATGGGCTAGATGTGGGAGGTTATACACTGGATAGCTGGGCTACTTGCTTTCGCTTCAATCGTCATTCATGGCTTAACCATAGTTATAAACACGGTGGCAAAGTATGAGCGCCAAAGAAGGGCTAGCCGAGTTAGCGCAGAATCCGAAAGTAGCGTCGGCCGTGTCGACTCTAACGACGGGGACGGGCCTAGGAACATTCCTTGATTTAATACCTAATGATATCGGTAAGCTGGCTACGCTTGTCGGTATTGTGCTTAGTTCGGTGCTGATATACACCCACTGGCGTAAAGGTCGTATCGAGTACGAGAAAACCCAGTTAGAAATATTAGTATTGAAGGAAAAAGAAGCGGAGCGTATAGAAGCAGCGCACCGCAGAAAAGAAGCCGGTCTCCCGGCTAATCGTAAAGAAGACGTCGAAGCCTAACCAGCACTTACGACCGGCGTAGTTAACCCCAAAACGTCCTTAATTTCGTCTAATTGTTCCCTGGCTTCGGCCAGTTCTTCCAATGCTTCGAGCATACCCTCGCGTATATCCCCGTGGTAGAATTTCTCTTCCCCGGTTTCGACCGCTGTTTTAAGTCTATCTAAATCTACTTTAGCCATTTTAGTACCCTTCGGTTTCGTAGCGTTTACGGAATGCCGCGACCGCCACCGGGACGACGGGCTCTATTAATTCGAGCATAGCTTCGGCGTATACTCTTATTTCGTACTGGGCGTGGGGGTGCAAGCGCTCCGCCAGGAACCTAAATAAATTATGTAAATTCACAGTAGCGAACATGTGGCTATAAGTTGATACTGGGAGTACGGAGCGGGCCAGTTCTCGCGGTACGCCCTCGGCGATAAACTGCTTATACAGGCGGAAGGCGTTTTTATTCTGGTTACGCATACCGATAAGCATAGAATTAGTATGGTTACGCTGGTCTTCTGGCAGCGCTTCGAATTCTTCCGGCGTTAAAGGGTCGCGCATTTGTTTATTATCCGCATTCTGGACGCCTACGAGGTGCGCTTCCGGGATATAAAATTCTTCGGGTAGTTCTCGATACCTGGCGCTTAGTTCGTTAAACGATTGCGTACGGTGGCGGTGCCATTGACGGAAGACGAAAATAGGCGCCTTAACGTCGAAGGTAAAAGTAACCGCCTCGAACGGCGTATTATGGCCGTTATTATAGAGGTAGTTTATTAACCTGGTATCGCTCCCGGTATCTTCCCCGGCGCGCCAGTCCGCGTCGTATGAGACGCGAGCATTACGAGCGATAGAAAGGTCGCTCCCCATGGAATCTACGAGCCTTACGAACCCGTGGTCTAATAGTTTAATCATTCGCTGGTTTCCTTTTGGTTAGGTTTAAATAATTTGTTTTCGCAGTCCGTACAGAACACCGGGTTAATTTCCCGACCCATACAGCCGCATTCGCGCCCACTACAGCAGCCTTCCGGCTCGTAGTCGTTTTCTACCAGGATACCGGTGCCGCAGGCGGAGCAATTCCACGGTTTAACGGCGCCTATCATGGTTTTATGCCAGTGTACCGACTCCGCGTTCCTGGGGTCGTTTGCTGGCCCTATATACGCCGCCGGGTCGTTATCGCCAGCGACGAAATATTCTTGTAATTGCGTCGGGTTATCCTCTACTTTCAACTTCGAGAGAAGCACGTCGTACGCACAAATAGCGAGGGTTAATTCCTCGGTCGTAACGGGCTCGGCGCGTCGTACCGCCGTAGTAATTTCGTCTAAAGTTCTCATTCTTTAAGTACCTTAATTATCGTTGAATGACTTATTAACGGAGCATAAGGCGCGAATGTGGCCGCCAGTGCTTCGCCTCGTTCCGTACGTACGACTACCCAATCGGCGCCGGCCGCTTCTACTCTTACCTGTTCGTAGGCGACTGTTTCGTCGCCCAGGTGTTTAGCGCCATTCCAGCCCAATTTAATAACGTCGCCTGGTAGTAGTTGCATAAATAATTAATCCTTCCTATATCGTTTACCGCGCCAGCCACCAGCGGCACGTATCGGCCAGCCTTCGGCCCATGGCGGCATAGTTGCCATAATGCGCTCGAATTCTTCTACCGACCCGGTACCTTCCAGGACTTCGCTAACTATTTCGTCGTGTACGTGCAAGGCGACAGCATAGCCCGCGCGTTCGACGTTCTTAAGGGCATACGTAAGGATATCGCGCGCCGTCGCCTGGACGGTGTTTTCGCAGAGTTTCCCGCCGTACGTATCTAATCGCATCCAGCCCGTAGGACCTTTTTTATAGTCGGAGTTCCAGCCCATATACGTAAGTTTAAGGACCTGTTTACCCCAGGGCGTTACGTCCGGGTGTAATCTCGGCTGGTGGTAAGATAACTTACGGCCGCTAAGTAATTGGCAGTAGAGGACGTCGTCTTTAACGCCGTACGTAATGCCGTTATACGTGTAACAGTGGCCCGGGTTTTGTACTGCAGCGACGGCCGCGTCTTCCAGCCCGTACCAGAACTTAACGATAGCGGGCGACGCCTGGCGCCAGGCTTTTATCGACTCTTTAATCTCCGCTTCGCCGAGGTGCTTATCCGCTCCGAATGCTAACCAGGCCCCGTACCCGCCCTGGTAGCCCGAAGCTAATTCGGCGACCTTGCCTATTTTCTTCCTTAGCGGGTGGTGTTCTCCGGTCTGTTTTCCCTCCCACCACTTAGGGGCGTTTAAGTCCGTATACCCGGCGTTAGCCATCATTTCCTCGAAAGGGATACCGGATATTTTAGCGGCGGACATTTCGTATATTTTGCCATGGGTCCGGAATACATCGATACGCCATTGTTCGCCGGCTAGCATTGCTAAGACCACGGCTTCGATAGCGGAGTAATCCGAACAGAGGAAGTCGCAACCGGGCGCCGCGCTAAATAATCCACGGAGGCAGCCAGAAACAGCCGCTACAGCGTCGCCGAAGTAATGTTCGACCCATTGGAGTTTACGCGAGGCAATCACCAGGAGCGCGTCTTCTACGGCCTCGATACACCACTCGGCGGGCTCGCTAAATGATTCTGGGGTCTGGCACCAGGGGCAGTTATCCAGGTGGGGGCCGTAATGTTTACCGCAGCCGCTAACCGGGTCGCAACGTCTAACCGCGGGGCCACTATTCGGTAAGTTTTGCGGCTGGGGTCCACGGCCAGCGAAACGGCCTGTACGGTCAGCACCGCAGAAAGCGAAAAGGTCGCGGAGTCTACCGTCGTTAGAACGTCGGCGGTCGATAGCGAACAATTTTTTAACACTGGCAGCGCCTAGGGACGCGCGTATCTGTAGGACCCTCCGGGCTTGCTTGGCGTTCGGCAGCGCCGCGAGTTCGGCAGCGGATAGTATATCTACCGGGTGGACTTCGTTTTCAGAGGCTAGAACCTCTAAGGTACGTTGGTCGTCGGGCCTTATAATTTCCCCGGCTAGCCTATCCGCTAATTTAAACTTCTTTAATTTCCCGGCCACGCTATCCGCGTCTAAGCTTGCCATGTGGACGCCGTTAGCGCCTAACCAGCCGGTTATCTTCGCTATCTCGCCGGCGCCTTTAACGGTTCCGTTAGTAAGTGCCACTAATTCGGCTGTATACATTTTGTTAGCCTGTTCTACTATCGCCAGGCAATTACTAAGGGCGTCGCCGTCGATATGTACGCCGCGAAGGTTAATACACTGGTCTAAGAGCCATAATTCTAACTCGTCGCTACTTAGGTCCGGTATTACTGCAGAGACGGCCGACTCCGATTTAATATCGCCAAGGTTGTAATCGTACAACTTAGCCCCGTCTTCGTGGTCTTCCTCCGGTCGAATACGTCGGCGGTCGTCCTTCTTCGTCGGGTTACGTGGCTTACTAAATTTATTAAGGAGGCGTTTACCGTCGTCGATTTTCTGGTCGGTAACTTCCAGGACCTTAGCGGCTTTACCCAGTGCGCCAGGTAACGAGAAGGCGCGAGACTTAGCCATGGCGTCGCGTAATTGCCAATAAGGCAACGGGGGCCAGCCCATACGCTTACAGACGTTTTCCCAGATATGCCACTCAAAGGCACTATTCCAGGCTTCGAGTAAACCACCGGCGGCGATATGGTCGAATAGTTCGGTAGGGGGCGGCATTCCTGGAAGCCACAATCTAGCGCCTAAACCGTCCTTAAGGTTGTACGCCAGGCTTAATACTTCGGTCGAAGGGTGTTCGGCGTATGCTGCAGCGCCTACGGCTCCGATACCATGCGGCGGCGACTTCGTTATCGACTTCCACTTCTTAGCGGTTTCGTCGAAGTAGTAGCCGGCTTCGCTATAGGTCTCGAAGTCCATATCCGGGAGTACGGTAGAAAACCCGCAGCCCGAAGGTAAACGGGTATAAGCTGGAATGCTCGACGGGTCGACAACTACGCACCCCTGGGCGGCGTCTGGCTCGGAAAACTTACCAGGGTAATAGCTATCGCTTTCGGGGTGGTAGATTACTTGCATTTATAACCCCTCGTTATCGATTGTTTCTTTAGTTAGCGCCTGGTTCTCACCCCAGATAAACCGGATAGCGGCGAATGTGGCCTTAACCTTGCGTACGAAACCCATATTAGCGATATCTTCGATACGTTTAGCATTCTTAACACTGGCAGGCGCGGCACTCTTAACGCGGCCCTTAACTAGCGCGTCGTTATGCGTAAGGACCAGGTCGCCGCGAAGGTCTAAGACCTGCTTACCGCCTTTTTTATAAAAGTACATATTATTACCTCAAAAAAGGACCCGCCCCGGAGGGCGAGCCAATGGCAGGGAGCAATTAAGCGCGCGCTAGTGCCTGGATTTGTGCTGGCTGATATCCAGCGGCCAGGAGTTGCGCTTCGGTAAATGCGGTACCGTTAGCGTCCAGGTATTTAACTTCTACTGGCGCAGGAGCGGCCGCCGGTGCTGGTGCTGCAGCAGGGGCCGGAGCAGGAGCCGCCGCGCCCGGGCCGTTAAGGAAGTCTGGCGCTGGTTGTACGTTACTCGGAGCAGGGGCCGCCGCTGGCGCAGCCATAGGGGCAGGAGCAGCCGCCGCGCCCGGCATTGGTGCCGCTGCAGGAGCCGGGGCAGCCTGGGCGATAGGAGCCGAACTAGCCAAAGGCGTAGCACTTGCGCCCGCTGGTAAATTAGCAGCAGGAGCGCCACCGAATACGCCGGCGCCGTCTGGGCCGCTATGTATTTCTTCGCCATAGCCTACCAGTTCAACCATAGAATGATTAAGGAAAATACCTGGTTGCTGCATTGAACCGTTACCCTTAACGCTACCGTAAATACGGATAAAGTAACCACGCTTAAGCATATTAGGGTCTGTAATAAGTTCCGCACCGCCGGCCGTATAGCACTTAGGAGCGAAGCCGCCGCTAAAGTTCATAATCCAGTTACCCGGGAAGCCTTCACGGTCGCAAGGTTTCGTACCTTTAGTGTTCGGGACCTGGCTATCGCCGTCCGTTACCTTAAAAGCGAACTTAGGGTTAATACAGTTACCCGAAGCGTCGAACAGCGACGGGAAGGCCGCGCGGGCTACGCCATGGATGGCCGCCCATACTTCGTTATATCCGGCGTCGGTTTTTGGTACCGCGATAGCCATAAAATACTCTACGCGAGGCTGGCCGGCGTTCGGGCCATTTTTAATTAGAAGCGGTTTACCTTCCGCGTCTGTAGTTTGAGGTTCGAAACAGTCACCTTGTACTAGACGACCGACCGGGGTTAAGATTTGCGTTAAATTTTGATTGCTCATTTTTTAAATACCTGTTTAGCTTTGTTACCATTATCCGGGACTATTTTAATACCGGTTCGAGGAGTTGTACTATATGCCGTAATGACGGCGTCGTCAATACCTAATTTTCTAGCTTGGTTTGGCGTAATGGCGTCGACGGGTTTTCTAAGTTCGAAGTTAAGCATATCCCCCAGGGCGATAACTTCTTCTATGGGTTTACCCCAGGTTTCACGGCCGAAGCCTTCTTCGGTAGCCCAGCCAGATACCAGGGAGCCGGAACGTATTAGGCCTTTCGCCTGTTCTTCGAATCCGGACTCTAAGTATTCCAACTGTTTACGGGCTCGCTTAACTATCGCTAATTGAACGCCCAGGGCTTCCGCTGATAATTCCACGGGTACGGGTTTAGTAGCGACTTCGTATAGCCCGGTACCGGCTTTAAGTGCCGCCGGGCAAGCATGGCGCCCCGGGCAGTGCTTACAGTGGCTACCGGTATTAAACTCGGCGTTAGGGCCTAGGGCCTTATGTGCGTTACCGTGTAAAATATTGATATGGGCGCGTAGTTCACTCGCCAGGACAACCCATTCGCGGATAGGTCCGTCGCGGTGAAACGCTCGCGGCTGGGCGATACGGATAACGACCCTAGTAAATTGGTCTACGTGGCCGTTAATTTCGAGTTCGTCCAGTAAGCCGGCTACGTAGTCTATCGCTTGCCAATTTTCGAACGCTTCTACAACCTCGAAACCGAACTTATAGTCCCAAAGGTATAGCGTATTTTTAGCTTTATGATAGATAGAGCAGTCCGGCGTACCCCAGTTAATTTCGTGTACCCTGGGAATCTCGACGCGCTGTTCGATACGGATATTAGGGCCACCGAATACGCCCGTACTACGCATTACACTAATAACGTCGTCGGCGTACATTTTGGCAGCGTCGAACATTTCTTCGGTAAGAAGCACCCCGTTAGAAGCGGTAATCCCGACCCAATCCTTAGCCGTATGGCGCTGGCGGGTATTAGTCTGGGCGTCCGTAATAATCTCGGCGCCTATTTCGTGCGACGCGGTACCTTCGCGGGCTTCGACGGATTCTTCGGTCTCCGGGTAAGTTTGGGCCATTAAGACCCAACCCGTACAACCGTCCGGCTTACCCCAAATACCAGCCGACGACGGCGGTAAAATGGAATGGGACATTATTACACCCCCAGGGCTGCAGCTACCGCCGGGATAAGGTCCGGACGTGCGGCTAATAGTGGTAAGGCTTGTAAACCTTGCGCGTTTACTGCAGCAGTTACGGCCGCCTGGTCGATACCGTTAGCAGTGATAGCCGCCATTAATGCCGGGAACGTCGTAGTACCGCCCGCTGGTGCCGGTGCTGGCGCAGGGCTAGCAGGCTGGACAGCAGCCGCCGCAGTAGTCGGGGCTGCAGCCGGTGACGCAGGGGAAGCAGGAGCCGGCGAAGGTTCTACCGCAGCCGTGGCAGCGTTTCCCGCTGGCGCTGGTTCGGTAACCACTGGGTTAGCGGGTCCCGCAGACATAGCGGCGCGGAGTTCGGCTTCTACTTCGGCTACCAGGGCAGCGTCTACGCCTCGCTTCTTCTTCCATTGCTGGGTCTTCTTAAGTTTATTATGAGCCCCGCCAGCGCCTAAAGCGTGGATTCTATGGTCCCAGGGTAAACCATCGCTATCAACTTCGACGCCAGCCGGAGCGGCAGCAGTTGTTACAGGTTCCGCAACCGTGACAGACTCGGCCGGCGCTGCAGGCTGGACAGATTCCGCCGGCTGTTCCGTTGCACTCGCTACAGTGTCGGCGTTTGGGGCCGCGAATACTTCCGTAGCCGCTGGTTCGGTAGTTACTGCAGGAGCAGGAGCAGGAGCGGGGGTCGGCTGTTCTTCTGGCGCCGCGATATGTTGGTCGTCGGCTGCAGTAGAAGAAGCACCGGGGCCAGTAACTACCGGGGCGGGTTTCTCTTTGCTTAAATCAATAGCTAGGCCGTGTAACATATCGCTAGCGCGGGTTAAAGCGTTATAGTCCATAGGGACGGTTAAACTAATCGTTTTCATTGTGTCGGTTTCCTATTTTGTGGTTGACGGTATGGATAATATAGCGTAATGTTCTCCCCGTCAACAACAAATAATCGAGGTTTTAAAAATGATTGAATCAAATGTAAGTATTAAATTAGAAAGTTTTAAGGTCCCAGATATGGTTAACGAGGAAGACCGGTTCAAGAATCGCCCGGCTCCGTGTGCGGTCGCCCCTTCCCAGTATCCGCAGCCGGTCCCGGTACCTTCTAACGAATGGATAGCCCCGACGTTATCTACTCGCCAGTTCCTATTAGCAGAAGTACCGCCCGAAACCCTACTTAAGATGTGCGAAGACTTTAAGACAGAAGTTTTTAAGCGCGCCGGTAAATCCGACTACCTACTTACTAACGCGGTAACCGAGGGCTAATAAATGTTGCCAGTACAGACGAAAATAGCTACGGCAGTTAACCGGGCCGTTACTCACTTAAGGCCGTACCAGGCGAAAGCCAAAGAAGATATATACGACGCCTGGGACCAGGGCTTCGTTAATGTGCTGGCCGTACTTCCTACGGGGGCGGGTAAAACTGTCCTATTCTCGGATATTATTCACGACCACCGGGGCGCTAGCTGTGCGATAGCCCACCGCCAGGAATTAGTAAGCCAGATATCGTTAGCCTTGGCTCGGGATAAAGTCCGCCACCGTATTATAGGCCCTAAGTCGGTCGTTAAATTGTGCGTTAATCTCCACATGTTAGAGCTAGGCGCTAGTTATTACGACCCGTCTTCTACTTGTGCGGTAGCCGGCGTAGATACCCTGGTTAGACGGGGCGACGAGTTAAACGGCTGGTTAGAATCCGTTACGCTATGCGTCCAGGACGAGGCCCACCACGTATTAGAGTCGAATAAATGGGGTACGGCGTTTAAAATGTTCCCGAACGCTAAGGGCCTGGGGGTGACAGCTACACCACTACGCGCCGACGGTAAGGGCTTAGGCCGACACGTCGACGGGCTGTTCGATACCATGGTCGAAGGTCCGGGAATGCGCGACCTTATCGACATGGGGTTCCTTACAGAATACCGCGTCTTCGCTCCGCCTTCCGACTTCGTAAGACCCGGCGCGGACGCTATCGGCGCTACTGGTGACTTCGGACACGTTAAGTTAAAAGCAGCGGTTAAAAAATCCCATATCGTCGGCGACGTTGTCACCCATTACCAAAGGATAGCACCTGGTAAACTCGGGGTTACCTTTACCGATAGCGTCGAGACCGCTACGGAAATAGCCGCCCAATTTAACGCCGCCGGGGTGCCTGCAGCCGTCGTTAGTGCCAAGACGCCAGACGCCGAACGTATCGCTATCCTACGCCGCTTTAAGAACCGCGAATTACTACAGCTTGTTAATGTGGATTTATTCGGGGAGGGCTTCGACCTTCCAGCTATCGAAGTCGTTTCTATGGCAAGGGCTACCGAATCTTACGCCCTGTACGTCCAGCAATTCGGCCGCGCGCTTCGTCTACTAGACGGTAAACTATTCGCCTTAATTATCGACCACGTAGGTAACGTAGAGCGCCACGGATTACCGGACGCCCGTAGAGAATGGACCCTCGACCGTAGAGAAAAACGCGGTAAGTCTAAGGCATCGGACGCTATACCGGTCCGCGCTTGCCCGGCCTGTACTGCAGTATATGAACGCATTTATAACGCTTGCCCGTTTTGCGGCCACATTATGACGCCAGCCGCCAGGACCGGACCGGAGCAAGTAGACGGCGACCTTATCGAACTGGACCCGGCAGCCCTGGCCGCTATGCGCGGGGAAATCGAAAAAGTCGATATGCACCCGGAAGCCTACCGGCACGAACTGGCGAAGAAATATACCCCGCTGGTGGGTCAATTAGCCGGCGTTAAGCGGCACGTAGCAACCCAGGAAGCCCAGGAAGCGTTACGGGGCTCTATTGCCTGGTGGGCTGGATATCAGCGCGCCCAGGGCCGTAGCGATAGCGAAAGCTACCGACGGTTTTACTTTAAATTCGGGACGGACGTACTAAGCGCCCAGACACTTAAGGCTAGCGACGCTATCGAACTGGCCGGCCGAGTTAATGAACATTTAGGAGGGTTAGCCAATGCTGGCGGAAGTTGAAAAAATATTTAACCGGGCGGACGGCTCTAAAATTAAAGTCGTCGTCCAGATACTAACGACCGCCAGGGGCGTAGGTGCGAAAATTGAGTATATACATATATTTTTCGTATCTTCTGGCGATAACTTCTGGACGAATATACCTTCCGAATCGGCCGGGTATTTCGTAACCCGGGAGCAACTAAAAGCAGTCGAGAGGGAATTATGGCTAACGCTAGAACCTGTATAAAAGAAGAATTCGAAGACTACGCGGCGGCGGGTAGCGTCGGTATGTTTCGTATCAAAAAATGGACGCTCCACTATAGCGACGGGACGAAAGAAACCGTAAAAATAAGGTATCGTAAACCAGTATTGACGAAGCCGTCATTATAGCGTAGTATCCGCTAGGTATTTATAATTAACAGGGGTTTAACTTAATGATATACGGGTCTATCTGTAGCGGTATCGAATCCGCTTCTATAGCGTGGGAGCCTTTAGGTATGCGCGCCGCTTGGTTTGCGGAGGTTGAGGCGTTCCCGTCTGCAGTCCTCGCGCACCATTGGCCGGGCGTCGCTAACCTGGGGGATATGTGTAACTTACCTTACTTAGTAGCCACGGGGCTAATTGACGCGCCGGATATTTTAGTCGGAGGGACACCATGCCAGGCGTTTAGCGTCGCGGGTCTTCGTAAAGGGTTAGGGGACGAGCGCGGACAATTAACTTTAAAATTTGTGGAATTAGCTAATGAAATCGATAAAAAACGAAAAGGTAACGAGTGTATTACCGTCTGGGAAAACGTCCCCGGGGTCCTCAGTAGTAAAGACAACGCTTTCGGGTGTTTCCTCGGAGCCCTCGCCGGGGAAGAATGCGAACTTAAACCAACAGGGCTTAGGTGGTCGAACGCTGGTCTTGTGTTTGGACCCGAAAGAACAATCGCTTGGCGGGTCCTCGACGCCCAATATTTCGGAGTGGCCCAACGCCGCCGACGTGTGTTTGTTGTCGCAAGTGCTAGAAAAGGGTTCGACCCCTCAAAAGTATTATTTGAGTCCGAAGGCTTGCGAAGGGATACTCCGCCGAGCCGAGAAGCGGGGGAAGAAATTACCGGAAGCGTTAAAAATGGCTCTCATTGGGACAATAGAGCGAACGCGCACCCAACCCTAAACCAGTCTTTTAATACCGGGGGTATAGGCGCTAGTAATCAAGAAGTATTTAGCCAAAGAGGCGCAGGGCTTACCCTGGGCGCTACACACCCTAAAGAAATAGCTAATACTCTCACTAGACGCATGGATAAGGGTGTTAACTCCGACCTGGACGAAGGGCAGTCGCTAGTATATCCAATACACGATAAAGCAACTCGCCACGCGGGTAAAACTGGTAAAGGCTCCGGTAACGGGTTCGGCGTCGGCTCTGGTATTGACCCTTGCCCCACCCTAACTACGGGCGACAAACACGCTGTTTGTACTCAGGCTTTAAAATCCGTAACCATGCGTCTAACCGCTTCATACGGTACAGGGGGCGCGGATTACGACACTAAACCTTTAGTTTTCCCCGAAGTACGTAAATTAACCCCCGTAGAATGCGAACGCTTACAAGGTTTCCCGGATAACCATACGCGCATACCCTGGCGTAATAAATCGGTGGAAGATTGCCCCGACGGCCCCCGCTATAAAGCGATAGGTAATTCTAAGGCGGTACCGGTTATTAAATTTATAGGGGGAAGAATACTTAAGGAATTAAACAAATGACTTGCGCTAAACAAATAGTTACCGCGACGTTAATAGCTCTTAACGGTCGGGAATTTGTAGGTACTAACGCTTGCGAAACTCCGCAAAAAGAATGCCCGAGGGATACCGCTGGTTATGCTAGTGGAGAAGGGTATCACCTTTGTAAATCCATATGTGGTCAAGGCGCCCATGCGGAAGTTAACGCTATTAACGCGGCGGGTGATAATGCCAAAGGCTCTACTATTTTATTACGCGGTCATACTTACGCTTGCGATTCCTGTAAGTCGGCGGCGCGTTTATCTGGTGTAAAATTAATTGAGGTAATAGAAGAATGAATCTAACGCAATGGGGTATTAAATGGGGAATTCCTATCGAAGCGGTAGAAGACTTACGCCGGGAATTCGGGCTCGTTAATACCGACCCGCAGCCGTCGGGGCTAGCTGCAGAGTCGGAGGGCGCAATCCAGACACGTATACGCCTGGAAGCTACACAAAAGGGCTGTAGAGTTTGGCGGAATAACGTAGGCGGCACGTATACCGAAGACGGTAGTTTCCTTCGCTATGGGCTCGCTAATGACTCTAAGCAAATGAATGACCTTATAAAGTCTAGCGATTTAATAGGGATACGGCCGCTACTTATCCAGCAAAACCACGTAGGCCAGGTAATAGGGCAGTTTATCGCCCGGGAAGTTAAGGCCACTAACTGGGGATACTCAGGTAGTAAACGGGAAGAAGCACAACTTAATTTTTTAAACCTTGTAGCGAGCATGGGCGGCGACGCGGCCTTCGCTAACTCAGTAGGAACCCTCTAATATGACTATTTACGCTACACCTTTTAAAAACTCTACGAAGCAATGCTCCGGGCCGTCAACCGACGCGGGCTTCGAAAGTCTCGACGATGTGGTCGCAGCCATGGGCGAACCGGACGTTAAACGCTCTAAGCGAATGGCGATTTACGGACCTGGGGAAGACCGGGTCGTCTTTAGCGCTTTTATATTCTCTATTGACGGCGACGTCACTACGGGTTAGTATCATTTTCTAAATGTGGCGCGTAGGTGAAAATTTGGCAAAACACACTAAGGGGATTGACACCTTAGCAAGCGTTAGGGCGGGAATAAATGGCCGCCTTTGTCTTCCTGGTTCGAATCCAGGCGCGCCGCACCCTCTATTAAACAAACAGGAAATTAACGCAATGAAACAACGCGAACAGGTAAAAGAAGTAGCGGTCTGTATGGTTAGAGGCGAAGGCCTAATTAACCTTTCCCGCCGCGAGTTATGCGAACGTGCCGGCATTCCGGACGGTTCGTTCCCGCATATTATGGGCTGTAATTTCTCCGACTTTGTCGAGGAATTGAAACTCGAAAATATCCAGGAGATAGCGCACTCAGTAAGTAAAACCCGCGCTAACCCGGAATTACGTAAGGACCATATCCTTAACATAGCGGTAGCTATGGCTAAAGTATCAGGCTATAACAAAATTACCCGCGATAAGATAGCGGAGTCCGCCGGCGTATCTATGGGCCTGGTTACTCGTTACTTCGGTACTATGAACCAACTTAAAACGGCCGTAATGCGCCGGGCTATTAAGCAAGGTATCGCGGAAATTATCGCCCAGGGTTTAGCAAATGGAGACGACCACGCTAAGAAAGCGCCGGCCGAGTTGAAAGCGGAAGCCGCTACACTATTAGCAAATTTTTAGGGGCGTTCTATGCAAAACCTACCGGAAGCGCTGCAGCCGCTAGCAGCGTACAAGCAGTTTATTTTATGGACGTTAGCGGAACGAGAAGGTAAGCAAGTTAAGTTACCCGTAGATTACCGTACCGCCAAAGTAGCCGACGCACACGACCCGGGCGCCTGGATGGACTCGACGACGGCGATATCTACCGCCCAGGCTTACGGCGAGAATTACGGCGTAGGCTTCGTATTTACGCCTAACGACCCGTTCTTCTTTGTGGATTTAGATAAGTGTTTAAACGCGGATAATACGACCTGGTCGCCCGTTGCTATGGATATCCTGACGCGCTTACCTGGCGCCGCGGTAGAAGTATCGCAGTCTGGCCGAGGACTCCACATATTCGGGCAAGGCGTAGCGCCGGACCATTCCTGTAAGAACATAGCGTTAGGCCTGGAACTCTATACCGAAGGCCGATTCGTAGCGCTTACCGGTATTAACGCCCAGGGTACCGCCGGGCTGGACTACTCGCAGCACTTACCAGGGTTAATTAATAGCTATTTCCCGCCAAAGGCAGCGACTAAGGACCAGGACTGGACTACCGAGCCTACGGCAGAATGGACCGGTACCGAAGACGACGACGAACTTATCGACCGCGCGCTTAAGACTGGCGGCGGGGGTGCTGTTTTTGGTGACCGGGCGACTTTCCGCCACCTATGGGAATGCGACGAAGACGTCCTCGCTAAAGCCTACCCAGACCCAGAAGGTAACCGTACATACGACGGTAGTAGCGCCGACGCGGCACTCGCCCAGCATTTAGCGTTCTGGACCGGTAATAATTGCGAACGAATGCTTAACCTAATGAGACGTTCCGGCCTGGTCCGCGATAAGTGGGAGCGAGAAGACTACCTTATCCGTACTATTACCCGCGCCGTGTCACTGCAGGAGGTCGTATACTCCGTTAAGGAAGTCGACGACACTATCGCCCAGGAATTCGGCGGCGTTCGACTACGAGCCACCAGCGACCCCCAGCGAGACTACGCGACTAACGTACGCGCTACTAAGTTGGCGGAATGCCAGGGGGAAGTCGAACTTATCGAAATGTTTTGTAAGGTCCCTACGGCTAAATTTTGGCTAGATAATAAAGACCGTAGCGTCGAAGAATTACGCCAGGTACTTACGCCAATCGAAACAGCCGCCGCGCCCCTGGGTAATACGGTAGAAGGACCGGAGATATTAACCGGGTACCAATACTTAGGCGCTAATCAGCAAATCGAATATTTTAAGGGGTGCGTCTATATCCAGGAATTACACCGGGTATTTACGCCGAACGGTTCGCTACTAAAGTCGGAGCAGTTTAACGCCACATACGGCGGTTATAGCTTCCAGTTAGACGACGGCGGCGATAAGGTTACCCGTAAGGCCTGGGAGGCGTTTACCGAGTCGCAAATCGTACGCTACCCGAAAGCCGAGGCTATGGCATTCCGCCCACTAGAGGCCCCAGGGTCGCTACTAAAGGAGGACGGCGTCGTCTTAGTTAACGCATACCTACCGATAGAAACCCCGCGCTTATCTGGCGACGCTACGCCGTTCCTTAATCACCTGGCTAAGATATTACCGGAGCCGAGAGACCAGGAAATATTACTCGCGTATATGGCGGCCTGTATTCAGCATAAAGGCGTTAAATTCCAATGGGCGCCACTTATCCAGGGCGCAGAAGGTAACGGAAAAACGCTGTTTACTCGTTGCGTGGCTTTTGCCATAGGTTCGCGCTATACGCACTTACCGCCGTCGAACGAGATAGCCGAGAAGTTTAACGAATGGTTATTTAATAAATTATTTATCGGCGTAGAAGACGTTTACGTCCCGGACCATAAAAAGGAAATTATCGAAGTATTAAAACCTATGATTACTAACGACCGCCTGGCTAAACGTGCAATGCAGCAGGCGCAAGTAATGGGCGATAATTACGCTAATTTTATCCTAAATAGTAACCATAAGGACGCTATCCGTAAGACACGTAACGACCGACGCTTCGCCGTATTCTATTCGGCCCAGCAGTTAGATACAGACCTGGCCCGCGACGGTATGGACGGTAACTATTTCCCGGAGCTATATACCTGGCTTAAGGGTGACGGCTACGCCATTGTGGCCAACTACCTGGCTAACTATGCAATACCGGACGAACTTAACCCGGCCGGCGCTTGCCATAGAGCACCAGAAACTAGCAGCACCAGCGAAGCGTTAACCGCGTCTATGGGTGGTATCGAACAGGAAATTTTAGAAGCAGTCGAGGAAGGACGCCCAGGCTTTGCCGGCGGCTGGATATCTTCGGTAGCGGTCGAAAGGTTACTCCAAACGATACACGCGACCCGCTCAATTCCACATAACAAGCGACGCGAACTACTGCAGTCCCTCGGCTATGACTGGCACCCGGCGTTAACTGGCGGCCGTGTTAATAATCCTATCCCTATGGACGACGGTAAGAAATCGCGCTTATTCATACGTAACGGCCATATTAACGCTAACATAACGGCGCCTGCAGAAGTGGCCCGTATCTACCAGGAAGCCCAGGGCGCGCAAACGGTACCAACTGGTAACGCGGCCGAAGTGTTTAAGGTGACTTAATGTGTCAGAAGATACCGTACGCCACTAAAGCCGACGCGGTAGACCATGCTAACTATATAGCCAACCAGCGGCGCCATTTTTCTAAAAAGTTAGGCAAGGCCAGAAAGTCGGGGCGAAAGCTCCGGCCGTATGCTTGCCGCTTTTGTGGTGCCTGGCATTTAACAACAACTAAAAAATAATTACTATTCTATGTTGACGGCTTCGTCAGTTTGGCGTATAGTTGCCTGGAACTTAACAAATAGGAGAGTAAACAATGGTACAACAGCAAGAAGTTATAAAAATGACGTTAACCAAGTCGACCAAAGGAACGCACGTTTACGGGGATTCTTCCCCAGAAGCGCCAATCCCTACGGTTTACATTAAGCGCGCGGCGCTACCAACTAACCCGCCGGCTAGTATCGAAATTACTATCGGCTACGAGGAGTAATCTAAGGCGTCTACGGGCGCCTTTCTGCTATACGGGAGTTAATAAAATGCAAAATTATATAGAGCAGCTAAACGACGAGCAATTCGGGCTACTCCGGGACGGTCGTATTATTGCTGTTTTCGATTCATTCAAAGACGCCAAGCTTATACAGCTTATGGCAGCACTTAAGGAGTTAACCCAGTGAATAATAAAAATTGTGACGATTGCGGCCACTGGTCCGGGGAACTTAAAGCCGGCCTTTGCCCTTTATGCGCTAGTAAATATCAATTAGCGCCACCAGCCGCCCCGGTAATCGGTTTTACGGGTGCCGCGCGTAGTGGTAAGGATACCGCCGCCGACTACTTACTTACGTTACTCCCAGGGTACGTTAAGGCGTCATTCGCCGGCCCGCTTAAGGATATGCTACGTATTGGCCTGGGTCTTAGCGACGGGCAACTCTACGGCGACGAAAAGCATATTATCGACGAGCGTTACGACTGCAGCCCGCGCCACATTATGCAGACCCTAGGCACCGAATGGGGCCGCGAGTTGATTAACTCCGAAGTGTGGGTTAGCGCCATGGATACCAGGGTTAAAGGTAATACGCTTATACCGGACGTACGATTCCCTAACGAGGCTACCTTCGTACGCGAGCGGGGCGTCCTTATCCATATCGTAGGCCGTGGCGGGATTGAAGGCTCGCATAAGTCAGAAACAGCGCTCCCGGTCCTGGAAGGCGATATCGTTATCGCTAACGACGAGAGCGTCGAGCGGCTATTCGAGCGGTTAAGAGGGTTAAGCCTATGTGGTTAAAATCTAGCAGCCTGGGCGACGTATTACGCCAGGCATTTATCGACAACAAAGCGACCAGCGTAAAGCGCTGTATCCGCTATCTGGGGGTGTGGTATGTCTACTTGTAAGCAATGGCGGGAGGGCGACGAAAACGTCTGTACGTGCGGCTACCGCTGGGACGTTAAGGACGAAGACCCGCACCCGGAAGAACCTACCGCTAACGAAAAGTTAGTCGAACGAAACAAGCGTCGTATAGCCGAACTAAAGGAGACTTTAAAACGATGAAAAAGAACCTAGATATAGTCGACGAAGTGACGGCCGACCAGATACGTAAGCGTAACGAGCGGCGCCAGACTAGCGAAACCAGGCGCAAGTTAGAGGCCCGAAGGTCTATCGAGGAACACCAGGAGCGACTAGCACTTAAACGCGAGTTAGAAGACGGTATCGGCCTGGACCATAACCCCGTTAGGCTTTGTTTAAATTGTGGTAATCAACTCGTTAATAAGCCGGCTACCGCTAAATTTTGTAAGGAAAATTGCCGTAAAAGCTACTGGAAAAGGAATAAATAGCCAAGCCGCTACACTAAAGCCCGCCCCGAGCGGGTTTTTTATTGCCTGTAGCCGCTACGGTCCGCTTCGAGGCGGGAGCTAGCCGCCTGTAGCCGCTTCGAGGAGGAAAAAGCACCCGCACCCCACACCTAAAACCACATAGCGGGGTAACGCTGAAAGCCGCGCCATTACTGGGCTAGAGGCCGATTTAGAGTTTACCCACCCCGCACCCCAACTTACACCACTCCCCGTGTGAGACATATACGCGCCCCTCCCGCTACGTGTAGCCGCCTCGTAGCCGCTACGTGTACGTGTGGGACATATACTTACTATATATTACTACTATTATTATTTTATTAATAAGGGGTATAAGGGGTATAGTAGTAGAAAGCCTTACGTTTAGCGGCCTGTAGCCACCCCGTAGCGCTGGGTATTCGGGGGGTTTGTCTGGGGTCTGGCTTGTCCGGCGCCGTGTGGTATTATTAGTAGCTAGGAGGGCCAATACTATGTTCGCCATAAATACAAATGATGTTAGAAAACTAGAAGACGACCTTAAGACTTTCGCTAGGAAGTCCGTACCGTTTGCTACACGTAAGACGTTAAACGACTCAGCGTTCGCAGCCCGAGCAATAGCCCAGGCGGACGTACGCGAATCCATGGTTAACCGTAATAGGTTTACAGCCCAAAGTATCCAGGTAGACCAGGCTAAGACGCTACAGATATCGAGACAAGAGGCCATTGTGGGCTCTATAGCGGATTACATGGAAGACCAGGAGTTCGGGGCTATCAAGTCTAAGACCGGTAAGGAGGGCGTACAGATAGCGACGTCCTACTCTGCAGGCCAGGGCGAGAACGGGCAACCACGAACACGACTACCGCGTAAGGCTAATACTATGGCTCAGATACAGCTATCTAAGCGCCGTAGCAAGGGTACCGGCCGTAAACAACGTAACTTAGTAGCTATCAAGCAGGCGGCGGCTACAGGCCGTAAATACGTCTTCCTGGACCTGGGTAAGAGTAAGGGTATCTTTAAGGTTATCGGCGGCAAGCGTCGGCCTAAAATTAAGATGGTCCACGATATGACCCGCGAGTCTGTAGTAATCCCTAAGAACCCGTGGCTAAAGCCAGCCTTCGACGAAGCCCTAAGAATGCAGCCCGCTTTCTATGCCGACGCGCTACGTTTCCAAGCGCGAAAGCATAATCTATTTACTTAACACGTCGCCGCCTCGCAGCGGCTACAGCCCCCGCCCGTAGCGGCCTCGAACAAAAAAGGTACTGTAGACCCCCACCCCCG